TGGAGAGATCATTTACCCAGTAGCGGGAGCCACTTTGTTAGGTACACTCGCAGTTGCTATGAAATATTTCAAAAGCACTTGCAGTTATGCCCAACAAGATGGTGATTCCGACGAAGCGGTGATGGAACCTCAGGCTGGGGACGAATATGGCACTGGTGTTGTTTCAAAACCAGCATCTACAGTTGCCAAAGTAGCAGGATGGTTAACAGGAGTACCTGCGATTAAACCTTATGCAAGGGCTACCGAAATTGCTGCTTCAACAGTAGGTAGGATGGCTCATGTGTTTGGCTTTTCGAGACCAACCTTAATTAATAACATTGAACGTGTTAAAAACAAGGCTGGAGGTAATCTTGCTAACACTGATCAGCATGAAGCTGTGGCAAAACTTGCTTTAGATTCGAAACAAGAACTTTCGGTTGACCCCAGAACGGTGGGTTTATCGAATGTTGACGAAATGTCTTTCGACTATATTAAGCAAAAAGAAATGTATGTCACAACTGTAAATTGGTCTGAGAGTGATGGTGGAGGAACATCACTTGGCGTTTTTTCTGTAGGTCCAGATTACGCTCTCCCAACAACTCTTTCTACATTGACGCATCATCAAGTTGCACCAATGTATGGATTAGCATTGCCTTTTCAAAATTGGAGAGGTTCGATTAAATATCGTTTTCAACTTGCAGCATCTCAGTTGCATCGAGGACGATTGCGAATTACTTATGATCCATATCAAGCAGGAGTTTCTGGAGAGAACCAAGTCTATTCTAGAATTGTTGACTTATCGACGAATCGTGACTTCGAGATGGTAGTATCTTGGAATCACGCACGTCCTTGGTTGAGAGTTCAAAATCGACTTGGGAGCGCTACTATTGGCTCTCATCCTGGTATGACCACAGTGTCTATGAGTCCACTCTTTCACAACGGTCAAATACGTATTGAAGTTGTGAACGAGTTGACATCACCTGATCCTGCATTGAGTCAACCGGTCTACATCAATTGCTTCGTTTCAGCCGCCGAGGACTTTGAATTGGCAAATCCTACGGACGAAGTGCTCAATTTATTGGAATTTGAGCCCCAATCAGGCGAGGTTTTCGAACCTCAGTCTGGAGAAGAAGGCGAAGAAGTGATCGATGAAGCGGATGATATTCCAGAATCCCCCACGGGTATTACACCCATTGGCGAACAGGAAGCCTTGGATGCACCACACAATCATGTGTTTTTTGGTGAAACATTCAAGTCTGTTCGTAGTATGTTGAAACGCTATTGTTATCATCAGGCTATTACAGCTGATGGTGTCAGTGGCGCTATTTACAGCTACGAAAGTAATTTTCCTGTAGAGCCCGGACAATCTGTTGCCCCTCGTCATGAGACGGGTGCAGCAGCTACGCCAGCATCTACGCCGTACAATTATACATCAATGACTTATCTCAATTATTTCACACCAGCCTTTGTTGGTTGGAGAGGAGGATTGAGGTCCAAATACTTTTGGCCTTATGATAATTCAACGAATTCAAATCCATTTTTGATGATTAGACGCTCGCCTGTACCTATCAATCAAGCAGATTGTGGTGCTATAGGCCATGCGGCTATTACAAATCATTCAACATGGAATGCGTTGATTCAATCAAGGTTCAAAGTTGGAGCGGGACATGATGTTACGTATTCGGCTATTGATGGAGCGGTTGAAGTAGAATTTCCTTTTTACTCAGAGAAACGTTTCGCGCCAGCTAGAAGTTTTCTAGATGGTAGCAACGGATCTTCTGAAGATTATAAAGGTAATGACTTTGGTCACTTGTTCTATATGATGACTGGTACAACACAGACCATTCCAAGATTTGTAGCAGCGGGAGATGATTTTTCCCTGTTCTTCTTTATTGGATGGCCTCCTTTGTTGTTTCGTCAGAAGCCAGACTCCGGCGTTACAATTGCTGATGGTCCTATTTAAAGTTTTTGATGCTTTTTCTTATAAAAGCATAACCAGTCCCTGGCATCCGGGGAGCGGTATCACACTTTTGTGATGTCGTACAGGAGCAACTTAATTGAATTCTACTTACCTAGAGTTTTTACACTATTGAAATTGAGTTGTTTCTGACAACTCATAATGACATAGTAATTTTTACTAGGTATTTAGGATGCAGTTTATACAGTTGCCCACCTGTTAGTTTTTAGGTAAGACTTGAGTGCACGTATCGGTTAGAAGATTCCGTGCGACGTGTAGTCATTTAC